TAATATCACCCTTATTTCTCCAAATTGGAATGATTTTATCTAAGATACCCTCATTCTTATAATTGTGCTTGAACCTCCAAAACTTTGGTCCGTCTTGTTCATTATCTCTATCAACAACCTTAACAATATAAAACTTTCTTGATTTGTATTGTTTTGCAAGTTCTTTGTCGGATTCTTTTCCTGTTGACATTAGCTCTTCATAAACCTCATTTAAAGGTGATCGCTCATTGTTATTTTTTCCTGGATCATAAAACTTTTGCCATTGTCCGCCAACTTGGATTTCGTGATACCAAACTTCCTTAAATGGAGACGACCCGTCTTGGGTTGGTAGAATTCTTATCCTTCTTTGTCCTGATTTCTCTTTATCGCTAAGAATTAATGCGAAATACTTTTTCATTCTCTCATCTTGAGACATTTTACTTTGGGCCCCGCCCGGTGAAGCTTGACTTTTCTCATACTGCGCCAAAACGGCATCTAATACATTACTCATTTTATTGGTTTTTGTTATTACAAAGATACATAATGTAGACCATAATATCAAGTCCCAAAAAACAAAAAACCCCATCCAATTATTATGAATGAGGTTTTTTAATTATTTTTTCTTCAATTAAGGTTGAAATGAGTTTTTAATGTCATTGGTGTTTAAATCCGTAACATCATTATCAGTTAAAACATATTCGTTCTTTCCACTCTTAGCCATATCTTCTTTTTTGTCATCAAAAAATTGAGATAATTTTTGGCTATATGGATATGAATCCAAACTTCTCAATTCCAATTTTTCTTCTGGCGTCTTCTCCCTGTATTTTTCTATTTTAGTTTCAAGAGTATTCAACTTACCCATAATTGAATCCATTTCACTTAACTTAGATTCTAATTTTGATAATTGACTAAAAAGATTGTCAAAGTAATCTTCTTGTTTCTTTTCTATATTTTTTTGTGAGGTCACCAAATCAGTAATATCTAATTCTTCGGTATCATCACCATTATTTTCTTCAGAATCACCATTTTTATCAATCTTTTCAACATCAGGATCAGTTTCAGCATCAATTTTCTGAGGTGTTGTTGGTTGTGGAGGGGGTGGTGTGGCCGCCGCATCACCTCCAGGTGGTGGAGGAAGTTCTGATGGGGCAGGTATATCACCAGCAGGTAGAGGAGCCCCTAAGTCCTGTTCAGAAATGTAATTATTTATTTTCTTGTATCTATTGATTTCTTCAATAATTTTTTCATCTAATCTCATTTTATTATCCATTTAATAACGTTTTAATACCTCTTGCGGTTTCAACTCTAACTTTTTTATTTATTGTTGTTTGATGTCCAGATCTTTCAATCAATCCATCTTTTTCTCTAACGGTATAGCAATCACCAGTATCTAAATCACATACTTGCTTTGTGCCATCCCCATTGTCCTCCTCAGAATATTTAGTTGACTTTCCAAGGTAATTATCTAATGATGATTTTAAATTCATAACGTATTTTAATATAAATATAATAACTATAAAATAAATTTAGGACTATTAACTTTTTGAACCAAAACAATTCCATTTGGCGGTGATGTAAGTCCATATGGTCTATATTCAACAACTAAGTTAAACTCGCCAATTGATTTAACATCCATAACATATGTGTATTTTGTATCAGTACCATTCGTTGAAACAAATACCGCCGGATACCCGTTTGGTTTAATTACAATATTGTTAGCATAATTTTTAGAGTCAAAGTTTGTGGCATTAAACTTATAACAAATATAACCGCCAGAAGGTTTTTTGATATTAAAATACTCAGGACCACTTCCCTGTAAAACATCACTTTCACCGACTAAGGTTATTGATAAAGGTACTTCAGGGAAAGTTGGCTTTTTGCCAGGTAAAATTGAATTTTCTGCACTAAATAAAAAATTAAATGATTGCGTTGTTGGTTTTGGATTTTTAACTTTGTCATCAGCAATAGCTGTTAGAGTAAATCTTATTTTAACAACTTGACCACTCATTAATGGAGTTGTAATAAATGGCTCTCTAGGTTTGTTAACTATAATATCCAAAACATCATCATATGTTATTTGAAAAACATTATCCTTAACGTATGTTGTTATTAATGTATTAACTTCTTTATTAAAATTCTGAGTTGAAATATTATTATTTGTAACAACATCAAATACCACAATGTTCATTACAACACTCGCCTTTATATTCCAAAGACCAGCATCAGGATTGACATTAACCGTTAATTTATTTGTTATCTTATCTTTAATCTTCCACTCTTCATTAGATAATAAAGTAATAATTTGAGGATTTGTATTACCTGTTACCCCAATATTTGATACCGATGGATCATATTTGAACAATGGTGTAGTTAAAAACTCACCATAAATACTAACCACCTTAATCTTACCTTCAACAGGTTTTCCATCATTACTAATTTTTGGAACAGTAACCCTTATTGTTTGACTATTCAAAAATGTAATACCACTAGTTTCAATTACCTTATCGGCAATATAAACTTTATTCGTTTTATCTAAATCAGTACCATTTATTTGTAATCTAGTACCTTCATTACCAACCACAGGATAGAAAGAAGTTATTTTTGGAGGAGGACAACTAGTATTTGTTGTTGATGGGGTTGAAACACCAAAAGAATTTGGATTAACACCAGATGTGACTGAGGTACCAGAAATTTTAGTATTACCAAGTTGTTTAATTTGTTCTTTTGATATGATCCCACTATTTACACAATAATTTAAAGCGTCCTGAATTGTTTTTTTAAGTGTACTAAAATCTTCAAGGTGACTATTAAAATAAGCCTCAGAAACACCAACACTATAATCATTATTTGGCCAATAACAAGCATAATATGCCGGAATACCAATTTCTAAAATCTGTGTTTTAGGTTCGGTCAACCTACTAATCATAAATTGAATATACTTATCAATACTTTCAAAACCAGCATATGGACTAGATACACTACTTCCGTTAGATGATTTAACACCAATACAAGAATATGATTTTGAGAAATTTGATTTTGTTGCGCCCCAATCTTTTGAAAGTGAAATTCCACCAAAATTGTTATTGTATCCCACAAATTTTTTGTCAGAACTAACATAACTTCTAACATATGTTATTGAATATATAATCGCCTGTAATATAGGATCCTTAGTTTGAGCAATTAATGCATTTTTGAACTGATCCTGACTAACTTTTTGTGTTGTTGGTTGAGTATTTGGTACATATGTAGAATACACCGCAGTATTAACATTGTTTGAACAACTATTTGGTGCGTCAACCTTAGTTTCAGAAGATTGAACAACTTGTGTCGCACTGTTAGTTTCAGTTGTTGACAACGCAACAGGCGGGGTTTTTTCAATATGTAATATTTCTTCAAGTTTTGTTAATAAGTTTTGATTAATACTTTGTAAAAAATTATCAATTGCCGGCAAATCAAAAATACCTTGTCTTGTTCCACTAAATTTTGTTTGAAATTGTCCCGGAGTAATTGTATGGTTTACTTCCGTAATTAAATAAGGTCCATTAAACATTGGTACGTGTCTCAAGTTAAAATACATTGTTGGTTGTATCATCGCATTACCTAATGAAACAACTTCAGCACCATAACTTCTTTGGCTGTAATAGTTATACAAACTAACGTTTTGTGTTGCCACTTCTCTTCCACTCGATTGGTCTATCAGATTCATCAAAGTTTGAACGGATTCACTAGTACCTTTTCCATTATCTTGAGAAATACTAAAATTAGAAAACACATTTTGATTTCTTATTCCAATATCAACACTGAATCCAGCACAAATATTAGATTTGTCGTGGTCTTTTTTTCCATTCAATGTCTCATATAAAGGATTGTCTGAATTACGTTCTAATGTAATGCCATCACTTCTAAATAAAAAGTTTTTACTTTTTTCTAAATCAACATATGCTGAAGGTCTCCCAACAAAAAAACAAATCATTTTAGGTCCGGACTCACGATAATCAACGGTTGTGAATGTTCCCCACATTTTATCAGCAAATTCTAAAGTCCCTCCGGGTTGTGTGAATGGTATTCCACCCGGAATAACG